TTATAAACACACCTATTATTACCTTTACCAGTTTTAAAACGTTCATAAGTCGTTCTGTGATGAGCCATTCGTTTATCAATATTTACAGAGCTTCCATAATAAACAAGTTTAGCTAAAACAGATTCTAATTTATAAATCACACCATCAGGTATAGGCGTTATTGATGTTTCTCGCTTTTTATAGGGTCGTGGAGTTGGCTGAGTTGGCTGAGTGGCTTCCATAATATATATAACATAATATATTTTTCTGCTTTAAATTAAAAAATATTTAAAGTATTTAATATTATAGTATTTAATTCAACCTTTAGAAAAGGTTGAGCCAAATGCGCGTGCGGGACGCTTCCCGCTAATATAATAATTTGTATTCTTCATTTTTTCCACTTATAACATATTTAGGGTCAGTGCTTAAACCACAACCACACATTCCTGAACCAGCTAATGGAGCAGTAGGTGGCTCTACTTCAGCTTCTACTAGTACTGGTTGTTCACCCATTGAGGATGTATTGGCTATATTTGCATCTGTATTATCAGAGTTCATGATTTCATCTAAATAAGTATATTTGGCTTTTAGTTTATTTCGTTCCTCCCTAATTACTTTCTTTTTTTCTTCATCTTCTAAACCTTCTTCTATTTTTTTTAGTTGTGCTTCACGTTTTAATGATGCGGTATATTCCCTTGTTGGAATACCATATTCTCTTGCTTTTGCTTGGCGTTGTTTAGTAGCTTTATTATATTCTTGTGCTTGTGTAAAGCCAGACGGCTTATCCCGCTCTCGTTGCCTTCGTGCTGCCTCTCGCGCTCGTTCTTTGCGGATTTCTTCTTTTGTACGCTGTGCAGGTTCAGGGTCAGGGATCATGGCTTTTAATATTACTTTAAAATCTTCTTGTTGTTTATCATCAATGATTTTATTATAAGTGCGTCCGCGCTCAACGGCTGCTCTAATATTTGCCCTTTCATTTGTAAGGCTTGATGGTGGAATTATTACTGGTGCGGGTTTATTAGCATCAGGAGTTTTCTTGGAATAACCCTTTTTCCGTGGGATGCGTCCCACACGCGCACTTGATTTAGGTTTTTCTGCGTCTTTTTCTAAAAGGCGCTCTAACTCAGCTTGGTCTTCTTCTAATGTTGCTGTTTTCTTCTTATTGGCAGCCGTTGGCTTCTTTCCACTTAGCTCAGCCAATAGCTTTTTAACAGCTTCCAAAAGCTCTTTATTATAAGCATCACTTCCAATACGTGTTTCATCAGCCATAATTTTTAACCATTTAATAGATTTAGGAATAAAATATGACACATCAGCATGTCCTTTATTTGCTTTTGCAGATTTTAACCTCTCCTTAAGACGAGCTATTTTTTCTTCTATTTTTTCTTGTGACATAGTTGGGCTTTCATATTTATAGCCTTTCTTAATCTTACGAAGACGGGCTTGTTCTGTTGCTATTAGGCGTTTAATACCTTCAACAGATGATATAACGGGGAGAGTGCCGCTTCCTTCTTTAGGAAGTCCACCTGTAGGCTCATCAGGCTCATCAGGCTCATCAGACTCTTCATCTGGAGGCAGATATTGTAAGTATTCACTAACTTCTACTAATTGTTCTATTTCTTGAGCATTAGGTATTCTTCTTAATTGTCTAATAAAAAGTAGTAAATCTCTTGGATCAATTAATTCTACCTGTGTAGGATACATTTGTTGTGTTTGTGTTATTAAATCCTGTTCTGCTTCGGGTTCTAAATTATTCATCATTCCTCCTGATTTACGTGGTCTCCCCCTTCCACTATATTTTTTGCGCTGTGGAGAGTGGAAGGTCTGGCGAGGGCGTCTGGGTTGTCTTGGTATTGGTGGTGGTGGTGGAACAGGTGCTGGTTCTGGATGAATTTGAACTGGTCTATCTGGGGGATATTGTGGAAATACTACTTGAATATCGTGTGGTGCTACTTTATTTTTTGAGCTTCCTATTCCACTTCCGGATGCTCCTCCGTCGTCTATAAATGCTCTTTCCAATGATCGTGGCACATAACCAGTCATACTAGCAAAGTATATTAAATTGAATAAATTTTGACCTGTATGTGTAGCACGAAATTGTCTTATCCAATATCTGATATTGTCTAGTGGTATTCTTCGCACATCGTCAGGGTTCATTTGGCGCAGCATATTTTCTACTTCTTGGTTTGTAATCACGTTCGGCCATGGAGGAGGACCAGCTTGGTTTGCTATAAAACCACCTACTTTGCGTGGGCGACCTCGTCCTCGTCCACTTCTTGATCCTGATGCTCCTGGTACATATGGATCAGTTGATGAAGATGCTCCTGGTGTATCATGTGGATAAACATATGTATCAGTTGATGAAGATGCTCCTGGTACATAAGGCCATGAAGGACTTGTATCATAATGAAAAAAAGACCCAATACCCCTATCATATAATGCTGCTAATAAACGATGAGTTTCCCTTATAACATTATTATAAACAGCGGAGTAGTTTGCTGTAGTGGGATTAGCAAGGTTTTTTATATTAGTCTCCATATTCTCATAATGCCGAAGAAGAGCTTCAAGTAATGACTTTATATCAGCTTGTTGTGGAGAGTCAAATCGTCCTGAATTTATATACCTATCTAACTCATATATTTGATCATCTAACCAGTCATCAAATACTCTGGTACTTTTTACAGTAATATGTCCTGGAAAAGGTATTAGTGGGCGGGTGTTATCATTCGTCATACCTCCTACTTTACGTGGGCGACCTCGTTTTCGTCCGCTACCTTGAGCAGGAGGAGGAAGAGGAGGAGGAGCAAGAGCAGGTGGGGGCATTGGACGAGGACGAATACGAGGATTAATATGAAGAGAACCAGTAGGAAAAAAAGGAGGAGGTGCAATTCTATTTTTTTCTCCTTCACCAACAAGTTTTTTAGGTCTCCCTCTTCCGCTTCTTGATCCTGATGCTCCTGATGAAGATGAAGATGCTCCTGATGAAGATGAAGATGCTCCTGATGAAGATGAAGATGCTCCTGATGAAGATGAAGAAGGTTGATAACCTCTAAGCTCACTTTCTTCTATAATAAATCTTATTTCATGTGCATTAGGTACACGTCGCCAATTATTACCTATGTTTAGTCGTAAAAGTTCAGGTTCTATACGTCTGACATCGGCTGGGTTCATTTGCGATATAAAATAATCTACATGTGAGTTTGGAAGAGGTGGAGGAGTTTCCCAAGGTCTAAGAGGTACTGGTTGGAGTAGATCTTCAATTAGAGCATATTGATGTCCTTTAAAACCTCCTACTTTACGTGGGCGACCTCGTCCTTGTCCTGACATAGGTGGAAGACGAATAGGACGAGCAGGAATAGGAGGAAGAATAATAGGAAAGGGACGAGTAGGACGATAATTAGTAATAGGATTAGGAGGAAGAAGAGGAAGAGGACGAGGACGATAAGGAGGAGGGGTTGGAGGAGATGCAGGAGGTGGAGTACGTGGATAAAGTAAACTTTCATATGTAGGAGGAGGACGAGTTGAAGAAGGGCTTGAAGAGGTTGAAGAAACTGCTGATGGTGGTCGTGATACTTGTGGTGTTGGTGGTGCTGGTGCAATTCGGGAAGATCCTTGTCCTTCACCAATTTTTCTTGGTCTCCCTCTTTTGCGCCCCTTCCCTATATACTGGTCTCCTACTTTATCAATTTCAGCAGTTTGATGCGCCGCATTAAAATCAAATGGGTTTTTTGTTCCTGAAATATTAACTATAGCATTATTTCTTCGTTGTAATGGAGCTAATAAACTTACAACATCATTTCCTACACGTACATCTGTTTGGTTAGGATCATTTTGTCTACCTATATCATGAAAGCCAGAAGCCTTATTATATGTGATATTTTCCTTAATAGGAAACTCTTTTTGAAGCTCTTGTAAATAAAGTCCCGCACGGCTATGACCGATTGCTGTGATATTAGATGCGCCATATTTATCAATAGCACGTTTATGTCTATCACGATGTAAATTATATGTTTTTGTTCCTTTAACTTTTCCACGAAACATGTATGAAGCATTGTCCATCCAGTCATCAAGCCCCACAGATCCACGATGAGTAACTACTATGTCTTTGTCATTAGAACCATTTTTAGCATACACTTTCACACGTGAATCTGATAATGGTGCGTCTATACTCCAGCCTGCAGGTGCTATTGATGTATTTCCACGATAGGAAAGGTCAATAAATTCCTTTAGTAATGGCGCACTCATACCAGAGCCAGTAAGCGGACCAGTATCTAATTGTGTAATAGGACGACCAGAACCAGAACGACGATGATTAATTCGCGCTAACATATCCTCACGTGCTTTTTTACGCACTTCAGCATCCATTTTTCTAGCATTTTCATACTCAATTTGCTCACTTTGATAAGCAGGGGAGGCTATATCAGTTTGAAATACATCAGTTGGGTCTTGTAATCCAGGTGGTTGTAAGCTTGCACTTGATGGTGGACGCATAGTGGGGGCTTGTCCTGTTACATATAATCCAATTTGATGTCCCAGACGATACATCCCACCTTCTTTGCTTGGTGTTCGTCCATTTCCTGTTAATTGAAGTGTTGTTGCTTTACCTAGTTTGGTTAATAAAGCAATTGCTTTTCTACGATTTTCTTTAAAATAATCAATGGTATCTACTACAACACCAATTTTATAGTTGTAATCACTATCGTGTTTTTCTAAAGTTTTTAATCTATTTTGAAAATTAGCATAATTAGGTATATTTGTTCCAAGACGCGCCATATCTCGTTCTAATGCTTTTAACTGTTCTTTTACAACTTTATGCTCTGTATTAAGTCTTGCTTTTAACTGTTCTTCTTTTACTAATTCTCGTTCAGCCTCAGCAAGTTGGTCTCGTAATTCTATAACGATTGGGTCTTCTGTGCTTCCTCCTTCTTTTTTAGGTTTCTTAGGCTTCTTAGACTTAGGCATTATTATGTATTACTAACAGATAATAATATTTAGTATTTTTCAAGGCGTTCTTTAACTATTTTTATAATATATTATATAATATATATTATAAATGCCTCAAGCTTCAAAAATGAATGAGCAAAGTAATGTCATATGTAAAACCTTTTTGAGAGATTTTGTATATGAAACTCATTTAAAAAATGGCACAGAATTAGAATGCTCTATATGTATGGATAAAATAGACTGTAAGCATTGCTATGCGTTGCTTTCATGCGGGCATGGATTTCATAGCTTTTGTTTAATGAGAACAAATAAGTGTCCTATTTGCAGGAATTAACTACTCATCGGTGTGCGCCGTGTGGGCGCAAGAGCCCACTGCTAAATCAACTCTTCCACTTGCTAATGGTGTTAATACAATATCTTCGGTTGCGTTTAATTCTATTGGTAATAATTTATCGCCTTTAACCTTACATAGGGTTGCTGAGCTTTCAATTAATTTTGTATAAGTATTATAACTCTTTTCAAGGTAATCTTTAGCAGGTAATGGGCGGTGTTCCCGATTTAAACTTATAGTTTTAAAAATGTCTATTGATAATAAATAATAGTCCCTTTGAGAGATTAAGTCGGCTTCTAATCTTGATTGAATACCAAAAAAAAGCTCAATAGACCCTATTATACCGCATGATAAAGCTATTAAAGAATTTGTTAAACTGATTGTGCCTTGATCAGCATAAGGCTGTAATCCAACAGCTATAATTGAATTAAATCCATTTAATATAATTAAAGGTAGTCTGTAGTATTTAAGAGTTGACTTCAATTCAAAGTAACGTTGTTTATGTAACTTTGAGAGAATAATACAATTTAACCGTATATTATTTAAAATAGCATCAATATCATCAGACCAGTCATTAGTAGCCATTTATATTATAGTTAGAAAATTATAATATAAATTTGTTAAGTTCGGGCTTTAAGGGTGTAAAAAAGGTGTGAATAGTAGTTAATCGTATTAACTTCTTCGGCTAATGTATTTCTACTTTTTTTAAATAGTACTGTCTTTTTCTTTCACTAATTTTTTCGGCATTAATTTTTTCATATTGTTTCATATATTCTTTTCTTTTATCAGCATTATCAGTATTATATTTTTTTTGGTATTCTCTAATTTTATCAGCATTATCTATATTATATTGTTTTCTATATGCTTTTATTCTATCAATATTATCAGTATTATATTCTTTTTGTGTTCTTCCAACAACAAGTTTATTAACACATTCATTATTTCTAATATGTTCTCCTTCTTTTTTTTCTAATTGTTGTTTATTATTACATGGATAGGCTTCTAATAATTCTATTTTATAATCTTCACATTCTAATACTAAAAATGATGTTAAATAAAGTTTAGTATTATCGTTATTATATACTTTATAATGAGATAAATGACACACTAATCTCTTACATAATGGTTGAGTTGTTGAACCAATATAAACAATATTTTTTGATGGAGACCATAATTTATATATTTTGCCGTTTTGATAATTTACCATTTTATTAATTTAATGGTTAGCCTTTAAGTTCATTTGTTAATATATCTACCATGAATTATGTAATTATAGATGATTTTAATATATGTTGAATAATATTCGGAGTTATGTTGGTAGTCATTGGGGTTTAACTTCTTAATTTGACCTAAGTGAATTTTGATCCTTCTAATTAGTAGTTTTGTTTGCATAAATAGTTTGACACGGTCTTCATCATTTGGTATAAGTAATTTATGAGTTTTAAAGTAGTTAAATATTTCTAATGATAATTCAATTACTTTGAGTTTAGTAGTTAATGCGACATGTAAGCCGAAATTAGTGTCTTCATTGACTGATGACTTTCTTAATAATGTTTCATCTTGCTCTGCTAATAGATTGCTGTGAATACGTTTCACTTTCCAAATATCTGGCTTATCTACTAGAGCCATTACTGTAATAAATAGAAGTTAATCCTTTAAGTAGTTTTCAATTTTTATTTTGCTAATTGAATACCGCAATCACGCATGGATAGTTTCATAGACAGTCCTAGTATAAATATTTGGTTGCGTTTAATTTTATTAAATGCTAGTTTTTGAAAAACCTCATTTTTATAGTCTTCTTCTAATCTTCTTAAAAGTTTAGTAAATTTGAATTGGAAAAATATGTCTTGTTCATACATATAATTCACTCCACTTTCAATAATAAAATAAGCCCAATTATTTTCTTCTTCATCGGTTACTATAAAGTCGTATGATCTCACCATCATGAATTTTAAATCATCAATAAATTCTGTTTTATGTTTATTAATAATAGGTTGTGCATTATTTACAAGAGTATTTGTTAATTGACTACTTATATTGTTGCTATAATGTCCGTCATATAGTAG